AGTCTATCGTCTGTAGGATTGACAAAGTATTCTATCTTAGGTTCTAATTGTGATATACTACCAAATGATGATAGATTATATCCAAAGTGGGATTCGTAGAACAGCATACCATCAGTATTAAAGTCTCTACTACTCGACCTCTTTGCAACCATAGAACAAAAAGAGAACGGGTCCATGTTGTTACCTAATAATTGTAGTCTTTGTTTCGTATCTTCTAATCGTAAACTCTTGTCTGTACCAATTGTGTCTTTGAGGACCTCATGTATGATTTGTAGTGCGTTACCCTTGTAGGACTTTGCGACCTTATGACGCAGGTTTCGTACAAACTCTTTGGTCGTAAAATTAAGGGTATAGACTTGTTGTCTTTCCTCTGTTCTTACAACATTTGATATCTTTGTTATTCTTGCACGGTGGCGTGTAAAATCAATTAAATCGTTGTCAGGTATACCAAACTTAAACTCTAATTCTTCTTGCCCTATAAATGGTACATTTTGTAAATGATTGGCACTATCTGCAATGGTCAAACTACCAGATAGATTTGGTGTGTATATACTCTCATAGACATTCAATTCAAGCATGAGGCCTTTGATGTCTAGTGAACCGTTTGTTGATGGCGCATGAACCAGTATGTTTTCTAACTGATAATCACCAGCGAATTGCATTTCTTTGGACATACTATCTCCTAATCAGTTTTTCAAATTCTGATATGAATTGTCCTACATATAACTTATCTAATAATCGTATCCTGCGTTTATTATCGTTTTCTGTCTGTTCAAATTCATAATTAGTCACGGCTACTGCGCCTTCAGTATCACTTGATACCTTAAGTTTTTTTGTCGTATCGCCACTCGTTGCGCTAATTTCATAGTGATGGATACCAGAAGGACTGGCATACTTATCACTCACAAAGGAACTTAACGCAACTTGGTCAAGTGGCCAATCATAACGGGAGGTTATGTTGTTTACTAAAACTATGACCCAATGTAATGTGCTATCACCATAATATTTGTCTGCAACGATATCAGGTTGTTCACCATCTTTGACCGTGTAGTTGTCAAACACCTGCGTATTTGCAAGTACATTAGCCTTCATCGCTACTCGTCTTAATATATCTGTAATGAGTTTTCGATTTTGATTGTCTTCTAGGTCGTATTGATAGACAGGATATTTACTAAAATAAGTCATTAATATCCCTCTACAACACTTTCTTTTGTAATAATTTCTGTTTCTGTAAAATTAAGTGTCAAGTTCATTTCTGTAGGCGCAGGTTTACCATCTTCATTTGGTCTAAAGTGTTGACTTTCACCACCTGGTCCATAATCTACATTCAAACTGGTCAATACACATGGTTTTACAAATGGGTACCATGTATTTTCTGTGCCTTGAAACATGTATTGTATTTCAAACTCACTTGGAAAGAGTAAGTGTCTACCAATTTTCTGCCCGGCAACTCTTTCTGGTAACATATGAAACTTAAACATCTTAATAATACTATCTGCGGACGCAAGTTCTCTTTCGTTTCGTGGTGTAAATCTAAAACTAAAACTAAACTCTCTAAAGTTTACGCTTTGAAAGATTGCCTCTAACGCAGGATTCAATGCCCGTTGCGTACCTTTTCTTATAACGCCCTCTAAATCACCACCTGTAACAAAGTCTGTTACACTTGCGGCAAACTTAACACCTAGTGTATCAGTAAGTGCGTCTCTTAATGTGTTAAAAGTACCTTGTGTACCAAGTCTGTTTAATAGGTCATCTACATTAGACGCACCTATTAAGTCTGCACCAAGTACACCTGCAAGACCTGTTTCACTATTTTTATAGTTCGCCGTAACAGATTGTTTTATGTTAGGTGGTAAATATAGTGCGATAGTATCAGTAGATCGTTTTAGTCTACCAGATTGTCTTAATGCACGGCTTACACTACCACCACTCTCTGTGGTTGTGTCTCTGGTAATGTCATTTAATTCAGAAGCGTCATTACTATACGCCACACTTGGTGAGTATAAATTGTGTTCTTGTTTGTTAATCTTTTTTTGTGTCTTTGCTTTACCACCTGCGACACCACCACCCATACCATACTTTGATAAATTTATTTCTTGCGTTTCTGATTGTGGTCCTACATACTTACTTTGTGATATTTCAAAGATGTGAAAGAGTAAGTAATGACCAAATTCAAACTCACCTAAATTATCTGGGTAACGAAGTGTGCCGTAGGCGTATTTGTTTTGTTCAGTGCCTTCAAATGGATCACTTGTAAAACCACTTTGTCTGCTGTTACGAATAGGTGCGCTATTTGTTAAGGCACTCGCTGATGGTTGACCAAATAACCTTTGTCTTAATTTTTCTGCTAAACTTGCCATGTGTACTATTTATGTTAAAGTGGGGCAATAGTTGACCAATGTTTTAGTTGGTCCTCTGTTATTATCTGAAAGTTTTGACCTCGTTTTCGACAATACTCTTTGGCTGCATTCCATTTTGCGGTGTTAATAACAAATTGTTCTGCGGTATATGCCCATGATCTGGTCTTGCGTTTTGGTATATGTGGTGGTATGGTGTACTTTTTTGGCTTGACTTCCCATACTGTTTCTGTTATAATACCATCTTTATTCTTATACTTAATCCATATGTCAGGAAAGTACCTACTTATCTTACCTGTCATGGGGTGTTTATATGGCACAAAAAACTCCTCACTTGCCCACTTCAATACATTTTGATTATTGTCTAGGTATCTAAAACAAGTGAGTTCCCATGATGACCTAAATACTATGTTACTAGGGTCGCCTTTATATTTCTGTGGAAATCGTGGTTTAAACTTGCCTTGTACTAACATTTTATGAGGCAATCTCTTTATCTTTCGCATAATATTATTTAGTATGACCACATAAATAGAAGTATGGCAACAATATTTGATAAGATAAGACAAGATGTAGGTGATAGGGAATTATCTCTTACATGGTATCGTAGAAAAGTATCACAATTAGCAAGTAGAATATCTGCAGGTCGATTGATGAGAGAGGGCAAGATACTCAAAACACCAGGTTTTAATCAACTTAATTTTTTTAGATACAACCCTAAAACTGCGGCACTCTTACCTTATTATGATGTGTTTCCATTAGTCATGCCTATAGATAGTGCACCAGGTGGTTTCTATGGCATAAACTTTCACTATCTACCAATACCAATGAGAATGAGATTGTTAGAAACATTGGCAAAAAGAAAATTTGCTGGTGATTATAGAAAGTTAAAAAATATTAAACTTATTAAACCGTGTATCAAACATTATCTACGATCACAGTTTGCAAGTGGGTTTTATAGATTAGATGAAATAGATTATGCGCCTGCAATATTCATGCCAGTTCAATCATTTAAGAAAGCAGGTATGACAGCGGCACATAGAGATAGTAGAAGGATTGCAGGATAATGGCAATATTTAGAGGCGGCAAAAGATTAGGACCATTTGATATACGAATAGGTTTCCCTCGTGGGCGTGAGTATGATAACATACCAGGTGATCCTCGTATCAAACAGCGTGCAAACCCAGAAACTACAATTAATAGATTTAGAAGTGCAATTGCCAAGGGTGAGGGCGTTGCAAGAAACACAAGATTTTTAGTCAACATACAACTACCAAAAGGTGGTGCGTTGAAAGAAGCAATCTCACCATTATTCTTTGGCGCTGATGACGCAGGACAAGAAGTATCTGGTGCAACTGGACAAAAGTTAGGTGATACATTGTCTTATGAAAAAGACTTGGCACCAACTGTTGCTTTGATGTGTACAAACATTACAATGCCAGGTAGAACAATTAATACAAGTCCATATCGTATTGCAGGTGCACCATATAAGTATCCTACACAGGTACAATACACGGACATAACAGCGACATTTATAGGTGATAAATTTTTAAGATTAAGAACATTTTTTGAGGCGTGGCAAAACATCATATATAACAATCAAACAGGTATGTTTAATTTTTATGATGAGTATGTATCGCCTTTAGATATATTTCAGTTAGGACAGTTTGATAGTCTTAACGATAGAGATAGTGCTACATACGGTGTAAGATTAAGAGAATGTTTTCCAACAGCGATTAATCAAATACAATATGATAGTGGTAACCAAAATCAGTTTGTTGCAATTGAAGTTACATTTGCATATAGAGATTGGTTAAACTTTAATCTGGACATAGACAGCACAGGCAAAGTTGGCGGTCTATCTTCAGGCGAAGTGAAAGCAGGCGGTGGATTATTTAGTAGTTTACCACCTGAATTGAGACGAACAGGTAGAGGCGTTTTAAATCAATTGAAGCGTAGTATACCAATTGGTAGAGTATTTGGAGGTAAAATTTTTCCACCATTTACTTTTTAATTAAGGAGATATTATGGCTTTACCAAAGTTAAACACTCAAACTTATGAGTTAGAAGTCCCTAGTACGGACGAGAAGATTAAATATAGACCTTTCTTGGTCAAAGAAGAAAAGATATTGCTTCAGGCACAAGAAGGTGGTGAGGGAGAAATGATGGACGCTGTAGCAGATGTTGTTACAAGTTGTACATTTGGCAAGTTAGATGTCAATAAATTACCATCATTTGATTTAGAGTATATCTTTTTAAAGATACGGTCTAAAGCAGTTGGTGAGAAAGTTACACTTAACTTACCATTCCCTGGCGATGAGAATGTGAAAGTACCTACTAAAGTTGACTTGTCAAAAGTAGAGGTACATATGGACGAAGAACACACTAATAAAATTGACTTGACGGATCAAGTGTCAGTTGTTATGAGATACCCTACAATTAAAACATTTAATGGTATCAAAATAAACAAGTTAACGGCAGATGACGCTGTTGAAATGACAAGTAGATGTATTCATCAAGTAATAAACGGTGTAGAAACATATGAAGCAGTTGATTTGTCTAAAGAAGATAAAGGTGAGTTTATAGAAAACTTAACGCAAGACCAGTTTTCTAAAATTCAAAAGTTCTTTACTACAATGCCAAAGTTATCGCATATTGTAACTTTGACACACCCAAAGACAAAGAAAAAGGCTAAATATAAAATAGAAGGTATGCAAAGTTTTTTTTAATATGCCTCTCGCATATTAACCTTGAACATTATTATGAGATTAATTTCAAAATGTGTATGCATGAAAATTTCATCACATTGACGGAGATTGAAAATTTGGTACCATATGAGCGTGAAGTTTATCTTGCTTTACTGAATGAGCATGTAAAGGAAGAAAACAGAAAAATAAGAGAGGCAAAACAAAGGGGATAGAATGGCTGAAGAAACTAAAATAGTGGTACAACAACCACACCCAGCAGATACAAATGGTGATGGTAAAGTATCAGATAAAGAGCATGAAATGTATATGGAGTTCAAGCGTAAAGAGTTAGAAGACGCTGACGCTATGAGAGACGCACAAAGAACCATGGCATGGTATTCTCTATATGGTATGTTATTATATCCTATTGCAATAGTTGGTGCTACAATTGCAGGACTAGACCAAGGTGCAAAAATACTTGGTGATATGGCAGGTGTTTATTTTATCGCTGTTGCAGGTATTGTCGCAGCCTTCTTTGGTGCTCAAGCAATAGGTAAAAAGAAATAGAACATGGCTGATTTTTCTAATGTAATTGATAAGTTAAGAGAGAATGACGCTAATGATGTTGTCCGTAATGAAGAATTAAAAGAGACAATTATCGCAGCCTCAAAAACGACCAATAGAAGTTTTGGTCAATCTCTTGCCAAACAGTTTGGTAAACAAATTGGTTTACAAGAAGACGCATTACAACAGCAGGCCTCTATGTTGGCTGAACAAGAAAGATTGGCATTATTACAAAACCAAGATAATAAAGTTGAGGCAGTTGAAGGTAAAGATTTAGGTGGTGGTGTATTTGCTAAATCACTTGGTGGTCTAAAGGCACTTATAGGTAGTGTGGCAATATTCTTCTTAGGTATATTAGGTATCGTAAAAGCATTACAAAATGCTGAGTTCAAAGGTGCGGTCAAAGATTTATTTACGGCGATGAAAGATGTATTTGTTTTTATCAAAGATGAAGTCTTTGTGCCACTCATGCCTATATTAGAAACTATATTAACATATACAGTTATAGGTCTTACAAAAGGTTTTCAAGCAGTATTAGATGTATTTAAATTAATCAAAGACTTTGGTGTAAATGGTCCTGACCCAGAAGAATATAAAGGGTTACCAGCCGCAGGTCTTGGACTTGCGGCAACATTTAGAATGTTGATGGATCCTACAACAGGTATCATTGGTAGATTTAATCGTAGAGTAAAAATTAGTCTGAATATCGCAACTCGTAATCTAACTAGGTTCTTTACTGGTGGTAAAGGGTTAATGTTATTTGGTGAAACAGGGTTGGTTACAAAACTAAAAGGTATATTCGCACCAGTTGGTAAATTAGCAGGCACTCTTACAAAGTTACCTGTTATATCTTCATTTACAACATTCTTTAGTAAGACTGGTGGTTTCTTAAAGATGTTAGGTAAATTATTCTTACCATTTACAATTGTTATTGCGGCATTTGATACTATTAAAGGTATCATTGATGGTGTTATAGGAGCGGAAGGCGAAAGCACTTCTGGACCTGCTGGTATGGTTGTAAAAGAACCACCAAGTAAAATTAAACAACTTATGGCAGGTATAGAAGGTGGTCTAACAGGTCTTGTCAATTCACTTGTTGGTATGCCACTAGACTTCTTAAAAAGTGCGGTTGGATTTGTACTAGGTAAATTTGGATTTACTGGTGCTGAAGAGGCATTACAATCATTTAAGTTTACAGAATTGTTTGATAGTATTATTGGGGCAATATTCAGTCCAATAGAAACAATCAAAACTCTGGCAACAGATTTAAAAGAAAAATTAAACTTACCATCTTTTCAGGAGATGTATGACACACTAGAGGGTTTTAGAAAAAAGATATTTTCTACGTCAGAGGAAAGTGAAAGTGGTAAAGCAGAAATATTTGGTTTTGAATTACCAGAATTACCATCTATATCTGGCATGTATGAAAGTCTAACAAATTTTGCGAAGAAAATATATAATCCAGAAACTGGTGAAGTATTTGGTTTCAAACTACCATCTTTCCCATCATTCAATCTACCAAACATTACTGATATATTAATGAATGCTGTTGGTGGTATGTTACCAGATCCAAATGGTTATCTAGGATTTGTCTATAAATTTTTACCAGATGAATTAAGACAAGTGGCAGAAGCATTTGCCTCAGGTGCAACATATTCTGGTGGTTCAATAATTATGCCAGGTCAGGATATGTCTGTTGGTACAGGACCACAAGTAACCCAAATGACAACTGAGGAATTAGATAGTTATATTCAAGCATTACGAAGTGCGGCGGAAGACGCTGACCTTGCAAATAATATACAAGAAGAAAGTAGATTATTAAATAGAATAGAAGAATTAGAAAACTTATATGATGAGGCAATTGATAATGATAGACAAACAGTTCC